GTCACTGTGCCAATGTTGGCTACCGTTTCAGGTTTGTCAAAGCCTTCGGTACGCAAGTTCATTGATGATCATGGCGATATGTTTAAGAAGGTTGAGAAGCGAACTTGGGAAGTACGAGATCCTAAATCGGATCGGGCGTTAGACAAAAAATAACTCTGTTACACCCCTGAGTAATAGTTGAGATCACATAACAAACAGAAAGAAGGAACAGATGAAGGTACTACCAAAGGAGCGTCACGGCAGCAAAGATTGGTTGCTTGCCCGATGGAAAGATGAGAACGGAAACTGTGTGTTCGGTGCGTCAGACATTCCTGCGCTGATGGGTGCAAGCCCATACAAGACCCGTGCAGAGTTGTTCGCAGACAAACTCAACGAACCAGTAGAGCAACCATCCAATGCAGTGTTTGATCGTGGCAACATTCTGGAATCGCCATTGATCATCAACGCATCAAACAAGTTGGGCAAACAAATCTTTACACCTGAAGTGATCTACCGAGACGGGCGTTTGTCAATCAGTCTTGACGGCGTAGACAACGAACAAAAACCAACCGTAGTTGTAGAAGCCAAGACAACTACTCGTTACAGCGTTTATGACTCTGGCGATCTGCCTGAGGAGTGGCTGTGGCAAGGTTGGGCACAGCAAGCAGTGTTAGATGTGCCTGTTTGGTTCAGTGTGTTGGATCGTGATATGCGTTTGAGTGTTGTGCAACTTCCTGAAAATCCGATTGCAGTTGAAAGCCTGATTATGGAAGCAAACATATTCGGACAATGGGTTGATGCGAATGAACCTCCGATGGATGAGATCAACAACTTCAGCGCAGATGACATCGCACGCATATTTAAGGTGCAACCAACCACGATTGATTTAACGAACGAGGCTGGCGCACTTGTGTTGCAGTTAGAGGAAGCCCGTGCGATGGCAAAGCAGGCAGCAGAACTTGAATCAAAGTGTAAGGATGCTTTGGCACAAATGTTGTTGGGCAACGAGATCGGTTTGTTGCATGGTCAGCAAATAGTTTCGTGGAAGCAACAAGCAGGAAAAGAATCGTTTGATGCTGCACGATTGAAACAGGAACATCCAGAGTTAGTAAGCGAATATACGAAGCAAGGAAACCCATACCGTGTGATGAGAACACACAGAAAGAAGGCAAAGTAATGAGTGAGGAACTAGAAACACAAATGCTAAAAGCAGTATTGGAACAGTACGCAATACCTGATCCAAAGATTGTTGGCACAATTCCACGCAACGGAATCAATCTGGCGTATGTGAGTCACGCAGACATCACAAAAATCCTTATTGAGATTGACCCGAACTGGAACTGGCAGCCTGCTGCATGGGATAACGGCAGACCAGCAATTCATGTTGAGAACGGCACAGCAACAATGTGGGCGAACCTCACACTGCTCGGAAAAACTTTGTTAGGTGTTGGTTCGGTGCGAGCCGATAAACAAGACTTGGACAAAGAATTGATTGGAGACTTTTTGCGTAACGCCAGTATGCGTTTCGGAATTGCGCTCAGTCTTTGGTCTAAACAGGATTGGTCGGACAACACAACAATCGTGCGCACGGATGAAGTCAAGCGTTCAATACAAAACCATCCAGCGTCACAACCTGCCGAGCGTGAAATCACACCTGCCGAAGTAGCAGAAATCTTTGGTGGCGCAGTTGTAACAGAAGCAGTGATTACGCCAATCAAAGCAGCAGTTACAGGTGGGTTGATCAGCGAAAAGCAAAAAGGTTTGATCAGCAAACTGGCGAAAGAAAAAGTTGATGGGGATGTAACACCAATCCTTAAACAACAGTTTAAGAAAACATCAGTTAATGAACTGACAACTAAAGAAGGTTCAGCGCTTATCAAACTTTTGATGGAAGCAACAGTTGGTAAGCCAGTTGTTCTGCCTGATGAGGAAGCCTTTTGAGGCGTGATCATTGGCGTGAGGATGCGTTGTGTTTGGGTTTGGACTCTAGGGTTTTCTTTCCTGAATACAACGCATTTGAGTCTCGTTGGGATGAAGCGAAAATTATTTGTTCGTTATGTTCTGTACGCCAAGAGTGTTTAGATTTAGTGATCGGATTGGATGAGGATTGTGATCGTTGGGGTGTGTTTGGTGGTATGACACCAGCACAGCGCAGGGTTCACCGTGACGAATTAAGGAGACGCAAATGAAATCTGTTGGACAGCCGTTGGCTGATTGTGATTGTGTGTTACAAAAAATTGTTAAAGAAACTAGATGTGGAAAGACGGAGGATGATGATGAGTAGGTATAACAGTAATTGGGGAAGCCATGATCAGTTGCAAGATTTGCGTAAAGCAAACATGGTGCTGCATCGTGAACTTGATGAAGTAAAAGGTCGCACTGTTTCTATGGAGAATCAGATAATAGAATTGACTGATGAACTTTATTTAGCGCACGAAGCATTGCGCAGACAAATGCCTGAACACACATTAAGCGAGGTGAATAAGTGGCGTGGGTTGGCAACGATGATGAGTCACTTTGATATTTGCACTAGCGCAAGAATCACCTGCAATATTTGTGCGCAAGCACGCCAAGCATATGTAGAAGCGCTTACGGCATGAGTGAAAGAACTTTTGCTGCTGCCAAACTAATTGAAAGTTTTAATCCTCAAACTTCACATATTTCTATCGGTGAAGCGTTCGGGTTGTCTCGTTCCACGATCTATAAATGGGAACAAAGAAAAATAATGTTGTCGGCGTGGCAAGCAGACAAGTATGCAATCAAATTAGGTTTGCATCCTTGCGAAGTTTGGAATGATTGGTTTGCAAACAATGGATGAGCGCAAAGGTGAATGTCAAGGCAATCAAGAGAAATGCAATCTGACTGGATGCCCGAAGTTCGGTGCGCTTGGCAGACCTGCCCGTGATGGTTTGCGCCGTGTGAAGGGTTGCAGCGATCCCACAGCAAGAGGTAAGCGCAACCGTTCTAAGGGCGATAGCAAGGCTCGTATCGCACGCAAAAAACTTGGGTTGGCTGCTACAGGGAACGCTGGCACACGCCACGAGGAGCATTGGGGAGGAATGTTCAGGGTTGAGGTGAAGGCTGGCGCACAGATCAATGCGATCTGGACACGCTTCCGTGACGCACGACTGCAATCCAACGCTTCAAAATCTCTAGGCGATATAAGACCGTTCGCAATGATCGCTATGCCTGACGGAACATCAGAAGGAATTGTTTTGATGTCGCTTGATGAGTTCGCAGAGTTGTGTGCGCTGCTGTGAGCAAAGTATTTTCAGAGGATCATTACAACGCAGACGATAACGCCAAACATAAAGTCATTGAATGGTTGGTTGCACAAGGTTTTATGGCTTGGGTTAATCCAGATCAGTACGGCATTGATGTTCAAGGCGTGCGCAACGGTGGCTGCTACGAGTTTGAAGTAGAGGTCAAACATAATTGGTCTGGTACAAACTTTCCGTTTGACACAATCCATTTTTCTAATCGGAAACGAAAGTTTGCTACTCCAGACAAATTGACTTGGTTTGTGATGTTGAATGACGAGCGCACACACGCCCTACTTATTTCTGGGGAAACCTTTTTGGCTGCACCTGTTGTAACAAAGAACACGATCTATACGCAGGGAGAACAGTTTGTGGCGATCCCTATTGCGCAGGGTAGATTGATCACGCTTCAGGAGGGCTTGTGACACCGATTCAGATTGATTCAATGATTGACAAGATTTGTGGGATGTACCCAACGACACCTGTGCCTCGTAACGGTATGAAAGCGTTGTGGCGTGAGGATGCGCTGCTGCTTTCTGTTGATGTGAAACAAGGCAGGGAAGTTATGGTGCTGGTTGAGAAGCACAACACGATCCCATCGCTGCCAGAAATAAAAACTATGGTGCGAACAATTATGAAAGGAACTGTCGGTAGTGTTCCACCCTGCACGGTTTGTAACGGCACAGGTTGGGATGACGGTTTGAGAATTGAGGATGGGATAGTGGTTCACGATCTTTACACGGTGGTTGATGTACGAGGGAAGGTTTGCACAACAGTTATTCGTTGTGAGTGTATGAAATAAAAGTTTGACAATCGGCTAGTCGCATAGACCTAAGCGAGTCGCATCGCAGTTGGATGATCTGCGGTAACGCAGTTAGATCACCATGCGATTTATCATGCAACACGAAATGATTTACGCAAGATGGTGAGGCGCAGCGTAATAAAATAAATAGGGTGTTGGAGTGTGGCATACCAACGGGGAGCATTACATCTCTGCCTTTGGTGTGATGTGAACATAAAATATATATTTTGTATGCGCTTCACGGTGCAGGTGTTAGAGTGATTGCACACGCCGAAGTAGGCGAACGAGGCTCGCAGCCAATCCAAGTTCCATGAGAAGGACTTACGATGAACGGAGTAATTATGAAAAAGATTTTTGTTTGTATTGTGGCATTAAGTTTAGGGTTCGCAAATGTTTCTGCTGTTGATGCAAAGGGTTTACCCAAAATGAGATGTATGAATGTGTGGAAACTTACAACTGAAGCAGGTTGGAGTAAGGCTGATGTGCGTATGGCTGATCGGATTGCGTTTCGTGAGTCACGCTGTAACAAGTTGGCGCACAACAAACTTGATCCAGTAACTGTTAAAGGTGTTAAGGGTTCGCTTGGTTTGTTTCAGATCAATTTGTTTTGGATTAGTAAAACAACTTATTATCCGAAAGGTTTTTTGCAAACTGTTATGAAGCGTGATCTTGTTCCAGCAGATTTGTTTGTTCCAGAAATCAATGTCGCTGCTGCTCAAGCGATTATCAAATACAATCGGGGCAACGGTGGATGTGGCTGGCAGGCGTGGAATGGCTGCTAGTTTCTAAAGAAAGTTTTGAGAAACCCCTGAAACCCGTACTGGCATAGGGTTTGACGGGTTTTGAATGATTTGCAATTTGTGTCCACATCGGGCATGATTAATACATCAGCCACACGGTTGGTACAAGCCCTGAGGAGGGAAAATAATGGAAATCATCAAAGCCAACATTCTGAAAGCCATTTCAGAAGAACACACAAGCGTTTACAGGTTCGTAGCAGCCTGTTACGGGGAGACAGCGTTAGACGAATCATTTGAATCAAAGATGGTTCAAAAAATTACTAACTCAATGGATCGTTGGGCTGACGCACGAAAAGAAATGCACAACACATTAAGCCACATGATCAGCACAGCAACCGATCACCAAAAAAGTATTGAAAATAACTTCTCCGTTGATGCTGGCTGGATCAATTCCAACCGTTATGAAAACAACATTGCTGATGCAAAAAAGTATGAACACGAACTAACAACACTTACTTTCTTTATAGGGTTCACACCATCAGAGCGTGCTTGTCTTTTCGTAAAACTGACTTCACTTATCAAGTTCTAATCAAGTCGGATGACTGGCAGGCACTTGGGTTCAAGCCCCAAGCATCCACAAGGCAAGTACGCCGAAGCGAAACCCTTAGAGGAGGGAAAATGAAAATTACAAAGCACACACTGGAACACATCCAACTAATTGAGACAGGAGAAACAGCCCTGTTTGAAGTAAACCTGATCGTGGCAATGCACGACTGGGAGGAAAGCAGCGATGACGAAAACGGATTCTATGAACTGGGCGCACTCGGATGGCTTACCAACCTGCTCACCCTTGCAGCAGCAGGACATGACATCAAATACGGTGCAGCAGAGTTCCTGAAAGCAACAATGACATTGAACGAGACACGGGTACACCTGTGCAAAGTAGAAAAGATCACAGCATGAAACAATCTGCCTTTGACAGTTGGCTTACAACACAAAATGATGATCCAATACATTTCAACTTTGATCCAACCACACCAAACTATTTGTGGTGCGTGAATCGTGTTGAACAAAACGGAGAATGCGAATCCTGCAAAACAGAAGTCGGGATGATCTTGACAGACGCAGGCGAAACAACATCGGGCTACTTCAACAACTATTACCAGTTGGATGTAGATGGGGAAGTTTTGTGGTGCGAGGAATGTTACGAAACCATTACCAGAGAAATAGGAGAAACAAAATGAATCCATTTATAGACAACCCTGCCTTGCTGGTGTTCTCAGGTATCGCTATCGGATTGGTTGCTGGCATATATGTTGGCATCATTGACGGGATACAACGAGAGCAAAAAGCGCAAGCAGAACGAAACCGTATTCAACGGGAACTGCGTTCACGAGAACGAAAACAACGGCACGAACAGTGGGAACGCCAAAACGGTCAGGTAAAGTAATTTCGCACCAATGGCAAGCAGCGCAACCTCACTTCACCCTCCTCGGTTAGAGAGTTAGCCCATCTGCAATGATGGCATTGGTACTAGACATGGAGAACAAATATGACAATCAAAGATTTAGAGGCTGCCGTAGCGTTCCTACGAAAGATGACAGTTGGACAAATGGAAGTGGACTTGTTGATCCAAACTGTGGAAGCATTAGAAACAGAAATTAAGAAAAGGAGAATAAAGAAATGAGTGAATCAGCAACAGTGGAACTGGCACATTGGCAGGCACGCTGCGATGAAATGCAAGTGGCGTTAGAGCGTGTCCGTGAGGAACGGGATGACCTACGCATCAACAACGATGCGCTCACCATCGCCTATGCCAAGATCGCTAACGAAGTAGCACAACTGCGTTCTGTTGTTAGTCGTATTCAAGTAGCGATGTCACAAGGACAAGAACTGTGATGGAAGTCTTTGCGTTAGAACCAAAGTTCATAACCATTCTGGCTGACGATGATGGCTACAGCAGATGGAAAGTAACGCTGCGCAACTTTGACACAGGAGACAAACCGATTGATCTGCTCATCATGATGGATGTTGATGGCGAGATGGCGTTAGCAACACGCCCACCCCATGACCCGTCTTGCAGTTGGTCTCCACCTGTTTACCCTGCACGATCATGAAAGTTCTTTGCAACAAATGTCAAGCCACCGTTGAGTGGAATCCTGAATCAAATAACGGCTGCCTTTGCGATAGCGATGCTCCGACTTGGATTTGTATTACACGCACAAAACAATTTGTTCACATGAGCCACGCCAACTACACAATAGAGGAACAATGATCCAATTATTGCTTGGTGATTGTCGTGAACGGTTAAAAGAACTTCCTGATTGCAGCGTGGACAGCATTGTTACTGATCCACCATACGAACTTGGTTTTATGGGTAAGTCTTGGGATGCTTCTGGTGTTGCTTACGATGTAACTGTGTGGCAGGAATGTTTGCGTGTGTTGAAGCATGGTGGACATCTGTTGTCGTTTGGTGGTTCACGCACATATCACAGGATGGCGTGTGCGATTGAGGATGCAGGGTTTCAAATCCGTGATCAGATTATGTGGGTGTATGGGTCTGGGTTTCCTAAGTCGTTAAATGTTGGCAAACAAGATGGTTGCGAGGAGTGGGATGGTTGGGGTACAGCGTTGAAGCCTGCGCATGAGCCGATTGTGTTGGCTCGTAAGCCGTTGGATGGAACTGTGGCAAACAATGTTTTGACGCATGGTGTTGGTGGTATCAACATTGACGGTTGCAGAGTGGCTGGTGAACCTGTACCAATTAACAAACTTGAGGAATGGTCGGGGTTTGGTCAAAAGATTGAACCAAATTATGAGCAACAAATAAACACTCAAGGTCGTTTCCCTGCAAACTTTATCCATGACGGATCAGACGAAGTACTGCAACTATTCCCTGATAGCAAAGGTGGTGCGTACCCTGCCAAGCGTGGTCAGGCTGTGAACACTGATTTTGCTAGTGGTCAAGAAACTGAAGGTGGATTTCGTGCTATGGGAGATTCTGGTTCTGCTGCACGATTTTTTTATTGTGCTAAAGCCAGCAAGAAAGATCGCAACGAAGGCTTAGACGGATTTGCCGAGTGGACATGGAAAGATCAGGGGTTTCGTGATAACGACTCAACACACCTTTCACCAAGAGCAGGAGCAGGTCGGACATCATCTAACGCCAACCATCATCCAACGGTGAAGCCGACCGACCTAATGCGCTACCTGTGCAGACTGATCACCCCATCAAATGGCACAGTCCTTGACCCGTTCACAGGTTCAGGCTCAACAGGTAAAGCAGCCGTGTTGGAAGGCTTTAACTTCATAGGTGTTGAGCAGTCAGCAGAATATATTGCCATTGCACAAGCACGAATAGAAAGCGCAATCAAATGATCCGAAAAGAAATAGAACACTTAGCAATCAACATTGACGAACTACACACGCATCCTTCCAATGTGCGTCAGGGTGATGTAGGTGCAATCAGCGAATCATTGGAAGCGCACGGACAATACAGATCAATCGTCTATCAACAATCCACTAAACGAATCCTCGCAGGCAACCACACATGGAAAGCAGCAAAGGCTTTGGGATGGACACACATCGCAGCAACACCAGTCATATGTGACGATGAACAAGCATTACGCATCCTGCTCGCAGACAACAAAGCCAACGACCTAGCCTCATACGATGAACCAGAACTCATACAACTACTGAAGCAACTAGCAGACACAGACGAAGGATTGTTGGGAACATTGTTTGATGGTGACGAACTTGATTTACTAATTGCCGACAACAGCCATTTTGAACTGCCAACAGATGTAGATGATGTACCAGACAATGTTCCTGTTGTATCTAAGTTGGGTGATGTATGGCTGTTAGGTGATCACAGAGTTATGTGTGGTGACAGCACCAAGACAAACGACATGAACAAACTGATGTTAGGTAAGACAGCCAACATGGTTCTCACAGACCCACCATATGGTGTGAGTTATCAATCAAACATGAGAACAAAAACAGAAAAGTTTGATGTAATAAGCAACGATGATGTCATTCTGGACATTGTTCCGACAATCAAACAATATTCCGAAGGCTGGATATTTGTGTGGACAAGTTGGAAAGTAATCAACAAATGGATTGAAGCCCTATCAGAACTTGAATATCCAACCAACATGATCATCTGGAACAAAG